TACTACTGGTCGCGTTCCCCCGGTCTCTTCGTAGATAAGACCAACGGAAACGAACTTGGTGCATCTTCGGCTGCTCCAGACTTCACTGGTACTGTATCCGAGTGGTATGAGACTCTTGTTGAAACTATCAACGATGTGTCTGCACAAATTCACCGCAAGACTCTTCGTGGTGGCGCTAACTTCATCGTCGTTGGACCTGAAGTCGCTAACATTCTTGAGTTCACCGCTGGATTCCGTGCTAACGTAACTGCTGATGCAGAAACTGGTACTGTTGGTGCTGTGAATGTTGGTTCACTGAGCAAGAAGTTTGATGTCATTGTTGACCCATACTTCCTCCGCAATGTGATTCTCGTTGGCCGTCGCGGTAACTCTTTCCTCGAAAGCGGTTATGTGTACGCACCATACGTGCCACTGCAAACCACTCCTACTATCTTCGGACCAGAAGACTTTGTGCCTCGCAAGGGTGTGATGACTCGTTATGCGAAGAAGATGGTTCGTCCAGATATGTACGGACTTGTGATTTGTCGCGGATTGTTGGGTGAATCTGGCGCTACCTGATATATAAGCTTTTAGCATATATCTGGTTAAAAACCACGATAAACACAACACGGAAAGCCCCCGCCTTGAAAAAGGCGGGGGTCTTCTTTTATATCAAAACTATTTATGGCGAGGCAGGTTCAACCTGTCTTTCCTATTATGTTTTTGACATGATTATAAATGGAGGGTTTTAAACATGGGAAGTAAAAGAATTGGTCTTGCGCGAGTGCAAGCCCTTTTAGAAAATTTAAAAAGAGAGATTGACTTAAACGGCACGGACTTTACCGGTCTCTTAAAGTGGAACTACGGTGATACAGCATTTGATGCTCCACCATTCGTGCCTGGAATGCAAGAAAAGATGGGAGTTGTTGTTTTAGACAACCACACCGTTATGCATGAAGACAGATTCCCTGATTGTAGTGACGGCACTAGTGCCACTCATATTTGGGAAAGCGATCAAGATAATTCAGCCGCTGTTGTTGCTGAACTAAACGCCGTAAACTTGAAAGATGGAGGAATCAATTTGACAAGTGGTGGCTCTGTTGGCCATCAAACGTGTTTGTCAACTGCTGGTACACACTTTATTTGTACCACTGAAAAGCCATGGTGGGTAAAAGCAAGGTTTAATATTGAAGATCACGATGAGTGCGAGTTTTTCTTCGGACTTACCGAAAGACAAGCAGACGTCGATGATTTTCACTTGACCGCAGCAGGTGCTGGAACCGATCGAATTGGTTTTGTAAAAGCTGCTCACGATAATGACGCTGTGACTTTCGCGGCCAGTAAAAATGCTGGTGGAACAATTTCAACTGCATTTGATACCGCTCAAACTTATGACAGTGATAAGGCTGTTGTAACTTATGGTATTCACTGGGATGGCGTTGATAAAATTAAATTCTATGCTAACAAAGTTGCTAGCGGCGAAACACCGGGAGATATGGAGCTGATTCATACCTATAGCACATCTGCTGGTATTCCAGACGTTAACATGAGACTTGTGTTGATGATTGCTGCTGGTGTAGGCGTTGCTCAAGTAGCACGCATTGAATACATCAAAGGCTGCTGGACTAAATAATTTTTTCTTTAGTTTTTCTAACCCCCTTCCTTAATTGGTTGGGGGTTTTCTTTTTTAAAAATAGAGATCTGCCAAAAAATTTCGGAGCCAATTTTTTCAGATTTTCGTTTTGTTATTTTGTAACTATTTAGTGTTACAGGTTTAACAGAGAGGATATATTATGAACCCACGTAGAAGATTAGCAATGAGACTTAAAGCAAGAGCCGCAAGAGAATTGGTTGCCGAAGCTGAGAACACCGGAACAACAACTGAAGAAAATTCACCTGCAAAGATTATCCCTTCAAATGATGGAAAAGCTGAAACAATCATTGCAGAAGCAAAAACGGAAACTACGACGACTGCAAAGACTCAAACATCACCGTCCATTAGAACTAAAACAGCCAAAACTGCTAAAGCTAAAAAAGCAACGCCTGCGTCAAAGACTAGAAAAACCAAGACAACTAAGAAGACTTCGTAAATATATTATATAAGTCCATATCTTTGGTTATGATCAACTATTTACCTAATAGGAGGGTCCGTGCGTGCCTACAAATATAAGTCCGAAATCACAAACAAGTGCAATTATTCTGACATCAACTGGTTCAGCAGAATTAGTGGCGTCAGCGGTCCCATTTGGTATTTATACAGGCTCGGCCGCATTCCGTAGCGGAGCAGCAGATCAAGTCGCATATGTTTATAAGAAACTTGGCGGTGATGTAGTTGACATAGAACTTACGCCTGCTAACGTTTATGCGGCGTATGAAGAGTCTGTTCTTGAGTATTCGTACATTTTTAATCTTCATCAAGGTAAAAATGTGCTTTCTGACGCACTCGGCAACGTAACTGGTACATTTAATCACTTAGGACAAAGAACGTCTGGCCCAGCCAGTGCAAGTTTAAAATTTCCTCGCATTGAAGCCAACTATACAAACAAAATAGCCGATGGTATGTCTACCATGGCTGGCGTTGGTGGCACAACCACGATATATTCTGCATCTTTTACAACTAAGCAGAATGTTCAAGACTACGATTTACAAACAATTATATCAAGTTCATCCGCATCCGGTGTAAATGACAATGGCGATGCAATTCCATATGCTGGTAAAGTACAAGACAAAAGAATTATTGTGGACAAAGTATTTTACCGCTCTCCCATAGCAATGTGGCGCTTTTATGGATATTATGGCGGAGTTGGGGTTGTTGGTAATTATCAGACATATGGACAGTATGCAGATGATACAACTTTTGAAATTGTTCCGACTTGGCAGAACAAATTGCAAGCTATTATGTATGAGGATTCTCTTTATACCAGAGTTTCACACTATTCTTATGAAATAATCAATAACAAGTTAAGATTATTCCCAACACCACGCGGTAGTGATAACTTTGCAGGCTATCTTGATAGAGTTTGGTTTAAATTTAGAATTAAAAGCAATGTCTTCGAAGAAGAAGGCGATACTGACACCGGTATTGATGGAATTAACAACATTAATACACTTCCATTTGAGAATATTCCATATGAAAACATTAATGCAATAGGTAAGCAGTGGATTAGAAAGTATGCATTGGCGCTTTGCAAGGAAATGCTTGGACAAATACGTGGCAAATTTACTACTATTCCAATTCCAGGCGAATCTGTTACGCTAAATCACTCAGAATTACTTAGCCAAGCTAAAGAAGAGCAACAGCAGTTGAAAGATAAGCTTACTGAAGTTTTGAAAGAAGTAGAATATCCAGAACTGGCCAAGAAAGATCAAGAAAAGGTATCAGCAGCGGAGGAAACTTTAAGAAGATCACCATTGCCAATATTTGTGGGGTAGGAGAAAGTAAATGTCTGATGATAATAACTGGTCAAAACCTAGCGCACCTCCCCCGCCACTGTTTTTAGGTAAAAAGGAGCGCGATCTTGTAAAACAAGTTAACGATGAACTTGTCGAAAAGATTGTAGGTCAGCAAATTTTGTACTATTCTATTGATTTGACAACAACTCAGTTTCATGATATGTATGGTGAGGCCATAAAAAAGAACTTTTTACCACCAATTCGTGTTTATGCTCTTGTTAAGTTCGATGATGAATCTACGCATTATCTGGAAAACGTAGGAATCGATCAAGTTTCACAAATCACTGTTCAATTTCATAGGCGCCGCCTGGAAGAAGATCAGGATGTCTATGTACGCGAAGGAGATTTTGTTTTGTATGGTGATACTTACTATGAGATCACAAAGTTATCAGAACCTCGAAAGCTTTTTGGTCAAGTAGATGAAACATTTGAGATAGCCGCTACTTGTAAGCGCGCTAGAAAGGGACTTTTTGATGCTACCTGATAATTTCGATTTTGCCCAGTTGCCAGAAGATGCTAAAAGTCTTTCTTTGAAAGAAATTGGCATGCTAGTGTCAGACATTGAAAATATTGATTATTCCGTGATGTCATGGATGAAAGAGGATTTAGATCTTAGCTCTATTACTAATGAGGGCTTTAAATCTGTACCAGTATTGTGGCAAACGCCAGAAAGAGCATTTCAAGTAAAAAATAAAAAAGAATTAAGAGATGAAAACGGCGCGATAACTCTTCCAGTTGTAAGTGTTGAGCGCACAAATATCGTTAAAGATCCTAATAGAAAAGGTGGCTTTCAAGCACACCTTTATTCAGTCACAGGCGAACCAAAAAATAAAAAAGGTGGACTGAATGGCACAACTGGTAGAATGGTAATCGGCCGCCGCATTAAGCAAGATAAAACTCGTAATTTTGCCGTTGCTCAAGCCAATAGAAATAGAGGCAATCTTCCATCTAACCAATTAAACACTCCAAGAACCAATAAAAAAATTATTGTGCAAACTTTGAGTATACCAATTCCGGTTTATGTTAATGTAGATTATAAAATTATTATTAAAACTGAATATCAACAACAAATGAATGACTTAATGACTCCATTCATAACAAAAACAGGACAAATAAACTCTTTTGTCATGAGAAGAAATGGACACTTATATGAGGCTTTCATAGACCAAAGCTTTAAACACATTAATAATGTATCCAATTTAAATGAAGATGCAAGAATGTTTTCGTCTGAAATCAATCTGAGAGTGTTAGGTTATTTAATGGGCGAGGGTAGCAGCGACGATCGACCAATTGTTAGAATAGACGAGAACATAGTTGAGGTAACATATCCGCGTGAATCAGTGCCTCGCCCTGGCGATCCCGATTTTTTTGGCTCTTAAAACACTTCCTGAAGTGTGTTTGGAATTAAAAATACTATTTATTTTTGATTGCGCAAGCATTTAGAGCATTATACTATAGAGAGGGACACGTAATGTCAGTAAAGAATTTTAAATTTGTATCTCCCGGAGTTTTTATCAATGAAATTGATGATTCTTTTATTCCAGCGGATGCAGAAAATATTGGGCCAGTTGTAATCGGTCGTTCTAAGCGAGGTTTAGCGATGCAACCTGTTAAGGTTGGTTCATATTCGGACTTTGTTACTACTTTTGGTAACACTGTGGCCGGCGCCGGCGGCGGAGATATTTACCGCGATGGTAACTATCAATCACCAATGTACGGAACATACGCTGCTAAGGCTTTCCTTCGTGCAAATGTAGCGCCCCTTACATACATCCGTCTCCTTGGGCAACAACGTTCTGATAATGACGGCTCGGCGGCAGGTCAGGCAGGCTGGCAAACTGATGCGTTTCCAAATAACATAGGCGCAAACGAAGATAACGATAACACTAAGGCAAATGGTGGTGCTTTTGGTTTGTTTGTGTTCCCATCTGGTTCTGGTTTAACAGCCGAAACTCTAGCTGCTCAAGACTTAGGCCGCGGGCACCTTGCGGCAATTTGGTATCTAAATAACCCGGGCGCTGATGGTACTGCAAAAGCAAATATCCAGCTTAGTGGAACTGTATATCCTGGTCTTGGCAATAAAACTGCAGCACAGCTACAGGCTGCTGGACCAGGAATTGCCATATCAACTGATAGTGACGGATTGTTTACTGTTCTCATTTCGGGATCTAAAATAGAAAAAGTTAGATTTAATTTTGATGATGGTAGCGAAAACTTTGTGCGCAAGCGTTTTAATACCAACCCACAACTTAATAATACTACTGCATCAAATTATTTTCCTTCACGTGTTAAGAGAGATTATTGGCTTGGAGAGACATATGAACACTCTTTGAGAGCTGCCGGTAAAGCTAGCGGCGGCGCAGTGGGTGTTCTGTATCCGCTTGGCGTTGGTGGTACCACGGTGGCAACCGCTACTAGCAAGCAACCAGCCAAAATGAAGGGCCAAGCATCACGCGAAGCGGTTGCAGGCTGGTTTATTGGGCAACATCTAGGACCTGCCGGCAGTTATATGCCACAAGATATACAAAAACTTTTCCGTCTTAAAGGACGCGGACATGGCGCGTATTTGAGCAATAATGCTAAAGTTTCAATTGAAAGAATTAAGGCTTCAACTTCAAAGAACAGTGATTACGGCTCCTTCTCCGTGGTTCTTAGAAGTATTACAGATACTGATCTGAAAGTTGAAGTGCTTGAGCGATTTGATAACCTGAACTTAGATCCGAGATCACCAAACTTTATTGGACGCAAAATTGGTACAAAGTATAAGAAATGGGATCAAGCTGAAGGGCGCCTTAGAGAATACGGTGATTATCCAAACCTTTCCTCATATGTTTATGTTGAATTAAATGAAGATGTTAATGCGGGCGCAAGTGAAGCAACCCTACTCCCATTTGGTTATTATGGACCACCAGTCCCGAATGGAATTTCTAACATTACAGGTGCTTTGGGTTCGCCCTCCAAACACTCTGTCGGTACTGACTCATTTATCATGCTTAACGCTTCAAACATTATAAGTGGCTCAAGTGGCGGAGGCCGTCTGACACAATTATATGGAAACGAAGGTCCTATTATTTCAGGCTCAACTGGTGACGAGGCTAACGATCTACAATCTCAAATGTCTGGAACACTA